ATGACAAAGGACCTTTCTACCTTAGCAACAGGGGTTGAAGTCAAACAAGTCAATTCCGAAGAATTCTTAAAAGCTATTCGTCAGGAATTAGAAAAAATCTTATAAACAAAAAGGCGTTCTCGCATATGCATATACGGGAACGTTTTTCTATCCTAGAAAATAAAGTCAATAAAATACGCTGTTTTTGTGATGATTGTTACTATTTTGTTACTAATTGAGTACTTTTAAGCAATAAAATTCAACAAAAAGAATTTTTTCCAACGAAAAAAGTTCCCAGGGGAAATGAATCCCTGGGATTTTTTCATATTAGTGCAACGAGATTCATTCCCGTTGCAAACGAGTTAAACAAGAAATCTATAGGCAGTGTTCGTGATCGAGATGCTTCAGTGCGAATGTATGGTATGAGAGTTTGCGGTCATCGTCCCATACCTCAATCTCGGCATTCTTCTTCAGCTTTTTAACGATATGAGGCGATGCATAGTAGTCCCTGCTCATGATGCCGTTTTCGTCAGATGGAGCATCATCATCGATCATGACGATGAAATATCTATACATCATGACTACGATAACATGGAAATGACAGATCTTAGTGTGTCATGGCCTGCCACGCCGTCAGCCTTGAGGCCTTTTCTTTCCTGTACCTTCTTTACCGCATACTCAAGTCCTGATCCGAAGATACCTGGAGTTTCGATGCCATGGACATCATATCCGAGGGCACTAAGCGCGCATTCGACAAATGTGACAAGATACTGAGTCTCTCCTCTTTTGACATAATGATCACCTAGTACATCATAAGTGTGCTTACCTGGAATTCCATCAATTGCAAGATTCTTTTTGTAATCAATGTTTAGGCATTTCTGAAGCACTTTAATCATGGCCTTTTTTGTATCTGGCCCAATCTTTCCGTCTTCCTCGAGGCCGGCATCAACAAACGTGTTTGCAAAGTGCTGAGCCTTTCTTACGTTTTCGTTTTCAGATGGCTTTGGTGAAGGCTGTGGTTTTTTTTGTGGTTTTGGTTGTGCTGCTCTATATGTTGGACGGATGAATCCAGCAATTGAAGCACTGCCAACGATTACAGTCCTGTATCCTACGGCATCGTTCTTGTTACCTTCTATTACCGTGAAGGATGAGCCGTTTACAGCTGTAACGATTCCCACATGCTCTGGCCATCCGTGCTTTTTGTCCCAGTCATACATGACGATATCGCCAACGGCTGGCACTCTCTTCCAGTTGCCGTCCCATAATCCGTTACGCTTTGCAAGTTCTACCATCTTGCCACATGAGCACTCCGTACCGCCCTTAATGGCATCAACTGCACCCGCCTGGATGAATGCGGCACTTACGGCAGTGGCACACCATGAATCCTTGGTTGTGACCCTGTAGTTTCTCGCAAGTGGCTGGTGATTGTTATAGATTGCCAGGATATTCCTGTAAGTTGATCCGCCTTCTCTTGCTCCGTTCCATGATTTGAATACGTTTAAAACATCATTGACATTATTTGCCATCTTCTTTGTTTTCCTCCTTACTCTTCTTTCTTGTTGCTCTCTTCTATGATTCTTGCAGCCTCGACGAGTCTCTTCATGTCATCTTCGCTGATTGCGTTAGAAGTCCCACTGTCAATATCAGTCGCAACGTTGTTGATAGTTTTCTCAATCCATTTAGGGATTGGAACCCCAATTTCATCAAGGTTTTCCATAATTGATATGATTTCCATAAGAATCATATATACTGACACGATAGCAATGATCTGATGAGGCCATTGAACTGAATATACAACTACGGCTGTCAGCACGATAATCATCATCTCTCCACATTTCTTGATGATACCGCTTCTCATCTTGTGCGAGATGATATTCTTCTGCACGTAGGCTTTTGCAAGTCCTGACACGATGTCTGCAATCATGAAGATAAGCGGTACTAAATAGATAACGAACTCACTGACGAACTTCATCCTTGGAAGCGAGCTAATGACCATTTCCATCTTCTGCTTTCTCCTCTCCGCCTGTTGTTTCGGCTGCAATCTCTTCTCTTGCCTCGATTGCCATGTCCTCGAACTCGTCCTTGAGCTTCCTGATCTCAGTCTTGTTGCTGATGTAGAGGTCAATGTCAACTGGCCACTGCGAGATCGTCATCTCATTCTTGCTGCTTGATATCGTCACCGACTGGCTGTATGCCGGCTTGTCGTCAACCCTGATCTCGTTCGTTAGCGTGAGCTCCTTGCTTGTGCTTGAAATGATTTCTGGCATATTCCTTTCCTCCTTGCTGCCTTCTTATAAATAATTTTTCATGCCGTCCTTTGCCACATATAGGCGACAACTGTTGAAGGAAGGCATGGGCGGTATGTTCCACTCGATACAATGACACGCTCCGTGAACCCCGGTGCCTTCGTCAGCCCGTATCCCGTCGCTTCAAACGTTGACACTCTCACGCCCTGGTCCATGGCACCATGTTCAAGTCCGACCTCGGCTCTTGCCCATACTTCCTTCTGATGTCCCGACGCTGGGTCTTGGTCGTCAAATGTTTTGTTCTCTGCCTTGTACGTGCCTGCATCCAAATCCTTGTATACCCATGAATCGTCACGTCCCCATTTCACTCGGTTCCTCTTATTGAGCGTGAAGTAGCTTCCTTCACTCGTAAGAGGAACGTATGCATCATCTCCTGCAGCAAGGAGGTATCTTCCGTTAATCTTCTTCCACGTTCCTCCGAACATGTCGGCAGGGCTTGTCGATGCGGCTGAGATGTATATTGATCCGACAGGGTAGAAGACGTCCGCAAGGCACCTGCCGTTTCTCAGGAAGATGTCCTTTATCCTTACCTTGTCGCCAAAAAAGTTAATCCATGCCAATGTATATGTCCTCCTTCTATCCGTCGTACGTGTTCATCTTGCCTACCATGTAGAGCTTCGTGCCATTGCTGGCATCTATGAATCCGTATCCTATGTTGATATAGCCATGGTACTTCGCTATCGTGCCGAGTCCTACTGCATCCTTTGCCTTTGGTATGTTGAATGGCATGTTCGCCATTGGAACCGTTACCGTAACTGACGATGTATTGCCAACCTTGTCCTTCACGGTGGCAGTTACTGCATATGACGAGCCTATGCCATATCCCGAGTATATGTACCTGCCGCCATTAGAGATTGATGATGACTTCACTGTTCCTGCTATCGATATGCTTCCCGAGGATATGGCATTCTTTCCTCCCAGCGTCGAGATGGATATCGAAGGAACGGTTGTGATGCTCGTCCCCTTGATGATGTTTTTCGTTCCGTCTGCATCCGACCTGTATGGGCTTATCGAGAGAATAGGAGGCGCATAGTCCGTGACGGTCACCGATACCGTAGAGGATGACGAGAACCCCCTAGAGTCCGTTACCGTTGCAGTATACTTGAACGTTCCAGCCGCATTCATGACGTCGGTCGTGCATGACGATGACGTTCCTGAATAAGAAAATTCGTTTCCTGTCACATAGTAAGATGAGATTGTCGCACCGTACTGTGCGCTTGCAGATACCGTGAACTTGACCGATGACCTGCCCTTCAGGCACAACCCCGAGAAGTCGTTTACTGTCGCTGCCACAACTGACACGCCTGTAGGCCTGACTGAGGCCTCGGTCATGGTGAACTTCTTGTCAACATAGCTAGCCCACTGCGTTCCGTTCGAGTACAGCCCGAACCTTACAGTGCATGTCTTTCCCTTGCAGGCGTTCCTCAGCTGGCTTCGTTCGCCGTCTGTGAGCGTCCACTGGTACGTCCCGGTGTTTGGAATGTTGTTTCTTACGGCGTAATGCTCGCCGTTAGGATTCGGCTCTATCCACACCGACAGGCTGAACCCGCCAGGATTGGAGAAGGTGATCTTAGGGTTGTCCGTATCGCTCATGTCCCATGCTCCTGTTATGTTGGCCTGTCTTGGGATCGTCGTAAGCGTGTGCGTATACCCCTGCTCGCTTGAGCTGAATCTCTGGTGCGATATCCATCCTGTTATCGATATGCTCTTTGACCCGTTTGCATCATGCGCTACCGTCACGTCCTTCGTGAGGAGCCTTATGGCAGTTGATGTTATCTTCTGTGATGTCGATATGCCAGCACTATAAACAGTGCCGTTGATTCTCGCATATGCCGTTCCAGTACCATATGTCGTGTATCCAGAGTTGGTTCTCCATACGTCTATCCACACCCTCACGACGGATGTGTTGCTGGCTTTGTTCGTTGATATCTCCTGCGAGTTGACGGAATAATTTATGTATTTGTTGCTTGTTCCGTATGTTGCCATTCTTTTTCCTCGCTTTCCTTACATGATTATGAATCCATAGTCGTCATCGTCATCCACCAGGTAGTCCCCAATGTACATCTTGTCGAGTATTCTCGCCTTAGTGATGTTCAGCTCCTGGTTTGATATGAAGGCAATCCTCTTGCCAATCTCGTAGAACCCTAGCTCAGTGTTTGAAAGCTTCGTGTTGAAGTTGCTGCTTGACTTGCCTAGCTCCAGCACGCCGTTTGAGAATCTCGCCCACTCTCTTATTTCGACCTTCGTCGTGTATCCTGAGAGCGAGTCGGTCACGCTTTTCACGGTGTTCGTGGTCGCTGTGATTGCGCCTGCGTTCTGCTGAATCTGCGATGACAGCGTATCAATCGTCTTCTCGTTGCTGTCTATCCTGCTTACGGCAACGTCTACTGAGCTTGTGATGCTGTTCTTGACTTTCTCTATGGATGATGTATAGGCGGCTGTAATGGCCTGCGCTGAACTGTTGATGTCATCAGATGCGTCGTTGACGACCATCCATTCCTTTGAAGAGTCATCATACTTCTTCAGTAATGACGAGTTTGTGTCATACCACAGCCTCGTCTTGTCGGCTGGGGATGTCTCGCTGATTATGCATCCGTCATCGCCCTTCGGGCCAGTGTCTCCCTTAGGCCCTTGTGGTCCCTGAGGGCCAGTATCACCTTTTATCCCTTGAGGACCTTGTGGACCGGTGTTTCCTTGAACGCCTTGCTCACCCTTAATTTTAGCCCAAGTGTAGGAACTAACAGTTGTAGGGTCTGCCGAGTTGTAATCCGTACATATTCCGATATAGGTTCCGGCTGTTTCACCGCTGGTGGCCGTGAATGTCTTTCCTCCGTCGTTGGAGTACTTCACATGGAAGTAAGGCGTCCTTCCATCAGCACCATTTGCACCAGGAGTCCCATTTGTGCCATCCTTAACGGTCTGGACATGCGTACCGTTCTTGTCGGTAATGGATATTGTCGTCATGCCATTGCTCTTGGATACTGATACGGTTGGTGATACACCATCTGCACCATTGGCACCTGTTGGACCAGTTGCTCCTCTTGGTCCTGTATCGCCCTTGTCGCCCTTGATGAGCGTCCAGGAGTACTTCGTGCAGTCAGTCGAATCAGCTTCGCTGAAGTCCGTATACTGTCCTATGTATGTCTTTCCTGCGCTGTCGCTTACCGAGAAGCCAGTCTTTCCGTCAGCGCTCATTGCATAGGCGATATGAAGGTATGAGGTCTTTCCGTTTGTGCCGTTGGTTCCGGCAATCCCCTTGTCGCCCTTAGGCCCCTGGGAACCCCTGAACTGCGTCCATGTGT